CACATGCTAGGCGTTTGTCCTGTTGTTGAAGACCTTGAGTTCAAGCTTGGCTCAGGTGCTAACTACGGGGTGAGTGGTGATAATACCACCAGCTTTCGCAAGCTGAATACAACACCCGAAACAACGCCCCAGGCGGTCGGAGCAGCAGCAAAACTGCTGTCTTCTTGCCCGAGCTACTCTGTCTTACATGGTGACCCTTTCCGCAACAGTGTTGCAGATAAATGGGGCATCATGGGGGCAGAGGGCGTGTACGGTATCGAATTTGATATCGTCAAAGGCTCCCGCCTGAGCTTCGTTCCAAAGAGTGCGAAGACTGATCGAGCGATATTCGTTGAACCCATCCTTAACTCTGTTATACAGAAAGGAATCGGGAAACGGATCGCTGGTCGTCTTCGTAAACACGGTAACCGCATCTCCACCGGTCAAGACCGGAATGGAGAATTAGCCCGTAAGGCGTCTATAACAGGACACCTTGCTACAGTGGATCTTGCTTCGGCGAGTGATACAATAAGCCATGGTATCGTACTTGAGCTCTTACCTTTTGATTGGTTTGAGCTTCTCGACGACGTTCGTAGTCACCATTATGAAGTCGATGGGATCTGGTATCCATTCCAGAAATTCTCGTCGATGGGCAATGGTTATACGTTCGAGCTTGAAACCCTCATCTTTTTGGCATTAGCGAGAGCTACTTGTCAATTTCTTGAGATATCCTCCTTAGAGGTAAGTGTGTACGGAGATGATATTATCATCCCGACAGAGGCAGTCTCGTTGTTTTACGAGCTGCTTACACACTGTGGTTTTATAGTTAATCAGGACAAATCCTTCACAGACGGCCCCTTTCGGGAGTCTTGTGGACAAGATTGGTTCTTAGGAACAGAGGTAAGACCCACGTACATCCGGAATGAACTTGTACCCGAAACTTGGTACCTGTTCTTAAACGGATGGACGCGGCGAAAGTGTAAGTTTATCTGGCCAAAAGCTTGGCACGCAGCAATGCGTGCCATACCGAAGCAGTACCGGAATAAATACGGTCCTGACGATGGAAGCGATGGTCATATCATCTTATCTTTCGAGGAGCTTAGATCGAAAGGGCGGTTCGGGAAAACGTACTCTACGTTCTCTTTTTCGCCTCGCCGATTTAAGGTTCCGACGGATTGTTCAATGTATGCCGTTGATGCATTTTATAAGATGCAATTCCTCAACGATCAATACACGAACAATTTCGATGTCTTTTCACCACTCCCTGAACCGGATGGTACACTCAACAAGCCTTCGGGCTATGAAGAGTTAACCTACCGGAACAGAGTTACAGTGGGCCTCAAGAAGCGACCTTGGCATCCTTTCGGATACTTGGATTGCGCCTGACGGCGTAAGGGCTCTCACCGATTGTGATGAGAGCAAAGGTTTAACCCTTTAAGAAACGCGCCT